GCTGGTACTGTTGCTGAAAAAATTACACCAACATCACCTACTGCTGGTACTGGAACGAGCAATTCTGTAATTAGTGGATTCATTAATTCTATAATGGATCAGTTCGAAACATCAAGTAAAGATCCTAAAGTAAAAAAATCATCAGAAAAAGCCTCAACAAATATTGCTGAAGGATTCGTGGATATGTTAGATAAAGGTATTACTGGTATATTGGGGTCTAGTCTACTTAATAAGAAATCAGGATTCTTGGGAGCAGTAGCATTGTTTGGCAGCAGTACTGATTTTGCTTTAAGTACTGCTATTCTTAATCCATTAAAAACATTCAAACTTGCTTATGTTGGATTTAAGAAATCATTAGGTTTGTTAGTGGACAGACCATTATTACAAGGTATAGCGTTAGCTACATCAACCTTTGGTGCGTTTGGTGGTGTTATAGCTACAGTGTTGTTACCACTATCAAAAATTATAAGACCTCTTACAAAAGAATTACCATCGTTGGGTGATGCGTTTGGAATGATGCGTGACAAAATAACAGACACCACAAAAGGTTTAAAAAAAGGTGTTGGTAATATGCTAAGTAAATTTACAAAGTTTATGGGTAAAAAATTCATTATAACAGGAGTAATCATGGGTGCTCTTGGTGCTAAGATGTTAGGTATTATGGGTACTGTTATGGTTACAGCATCTGCTTTATGGGCAGGAATTGTTGCTACAGTTATTGCTGCTTGGCCTTTTATTGTTGGTGGGTTAATCGTTGCTGGTATAGTTGGTATTGGTTATTACATTTACAAGCAATGGAGCACTATAAAAGAATCATGGAACGAATACATAGTTCAACCTATTGTAGATTTTATGATTAGTGCTGTTGATAAGTTTAAAAGTTTAAAAGAAACTATAACTAATGCTGTTAGTGGATTCTTTGATAGTATCATATCAGGCGCAAGAAGTGCCATTGAAGTTTTGCCTTATGGTGAAAAATTAGCATCATCTTTATTTGGTGAGAAAGCACCAGTAGAAAGTTCTGATAAATCACAAACATTAATATCATCACCCGAAATGATTAAAGAAAGAACAATAATCAAAGAAAATAACGAAGAAGACAAGAAAGCAATGAAAAAATTAAATAAAACATTAGATGAACTTTCTGTGAATATAAACAGACAACAACAACCAGTAACACCTGTACCACAATCAAATTTAGATGATTTAGGTACATACTTAGTTACGTTGGGAGGTTAATAATATGGCAATCCCCCACGTTCATAAATTACCAGAAGAACAAGTTGTTACTATTAGAACCAGTGCAAAAAACTTAAACGATAGTAGCGAAGAATACAAAAACATTATGCAACCACTAATATCAAACGGTGTACGTGCAGTTTTACCAGAAACATTTGGATTTGGTACTGCCAATGAAGTTAATGAGTTATTTGATATCTTTAAATTCAAAGGCAAAATTTTACAATTTAGTGGTTTAGTGGAAGCAAACTATGATAGGGGATTTTCAGAAAGAAGTTATTGGAGATCATTACAAAATCAAGAATTGACCGTTGAGTTAGAATTTAATGCATATTACTCTGGTAAACTTGATGTAGTTGAACCTGTTCAAAATCTTATGTTACTTGCAGCACCAGTAGAAACATTAGGGTCTGCAACATCGGGGAATGTAACATCTGCATGGGGGTGGAATGCTCCACCAAAAGTAACAATTACGTTTGGTAGAATATTATATTTTACTGATGTCATTATCAAAAGTGTAAATGTAGCATTCAGTAATAAACTTGATGCCAATTTTGATCCAATGTCTGCTACTGTTACTATGACTTACATACCCGCAAATCCTATCGGGTATGCGGGGATACGTGGTGCTGGTGGTAGTAATAGTGGATTTGGTACTACCGTAGGACGCACTAGAGGATAAAGATGAAAAATCTTAAAAACAGAACACTATTGTTTACCGAAATTTTAATAGATTATAATCTTGAATTTGATATTCTTGATAGAGTTAATATCAATTATAATACATTTCCGACATTTGAAACTACAGCAGTTGTCAAACAACACCACCTAACAAGATTAGACACGTTATCATATGAAGTATATGGAACACCATATTATTGGTGGTTGATTGCTGACAGAAACAACATCATTGACGTTACTATTGAATTATATATTGGTCAAATTTTATATATTCCATCTTTGTCTGATTATTTTGATTTTTATAACAAAAACATAAAAGTAAAAGGAAACGTTGAAAATGTGTTTGACGAGAGAACAATAGTTTAATGCTTGTTATATTTGAAAAGGGTGTATCAGAACGTTATTATATCAAGCTTGAAATAGATGATGGAAGACCTGATGCTCGTATTAGTTCTTTTGAAATTAGTTCGGTTAGTATCATAGAAAACATGATAGGGAATTCTACATATCTTAATGTTAAATTTATTGATGCTGTAGGAGTTCTTATAAATTCGCATCCCATAGTACCTGATAATGTGTTTACTTTAACTTACGGTTTAACAAAAGAATCGAGTATTGTTAGTAAATTCAAATTAGCTTCGATGAAAATTGATAGTTTGAGTGGTGCTGACACAGAAAGTCTTCTGTTTAATGTGGATCTGATTCATTATAAATGGGAAGAAATGATAAAAGAAACTCATTCCAAATCATGGAAAGATAATAAAATGTCAGTGGTATTAGCAGACATTATAAGTGAAATGGAATTTGACGAAACAGATATAGAAGAAACTAATAAATCTTATGATGTAATACAACCAAGTTGGACTAATTCTACCATGATTGGATGGTTAACTAAAAATTCCACCAATATCACTAATATTGGTGGATATGTGTATTTCTTAACATTAGATAATCGTTTTGTGTTTTCTACATTTGATAGTCTTTACAATCAAAAACCAGTTAAAGAGATAACGCATTTAACACTTACTAAAGAATCAGATGGATACAATTTTCTTAAAATTGATAATAATTACATACCAACATTATTAGATAGTGGATTTGGTACGAAGTATACATATTTTGATTACAATACAAAAAAGTATGTTAATGCTACTAAAATACTGACTGATATAAATGAACGCCAATTATCTGATTGGTATTATATGTCTGAAACTCATATGAAACCATCAAAACAGTACTATGGTGGTAGAAATACAAATACGGAAACGGTTATTGAAAACCGTTTACTAACTACTGCTAATTCAGTTCAGAAAATTGATCTATATATTAATGGTGACACTGATATACATATTGGTAATTTGATAAATTTGAAAATACCAATTGCAAAAAGGGTGCGTAGTGGTGAAATTATAAACGAAACATATTCTGGGTATTGGTTAGTATGGAAAGTAGCACACTTGTTTAGTATTGGTGATGATAATTTCCAAACACATTTATTCTTAACCAGAAACGGCATTAATAGTAAAGAAGTTAAAGGATTAGTTAAAACCAATAAAGGCAAGGATATAAAATAATGACTGTTTATAGAGATTTAGATTTTGGATTATTAATAACAGCGTCTGGTAACATTCATATAAAAAATGATAATGCTGCTATAGTTCAATCTATTAAGACAATATTATCAACAACTCCAGGCGAACGTATAATGTTTCCTGAATTTGGATCAAATTTGAAATATGTACTTTTTGATCCAATGGATCATATTACTGAAAATTTAATTGCAACTGAGATTCAAGATGCAATAAATTTATGGGAAGATCGAATTTCTATAATTGATGTTGTGGTAGAATCATTATATGACTTAAATGTTTATTCTGTTACTGTACAATATGTTGTTAAAGAAACAAGTGAGCATTCTGAATTTTCGTTAGGATTAAAAGCTAAATAATGTTTAATCGTGCATTTGATATTGAAAAATCTACTGATATATTTGATGGTTTTTATAGGGGAGTAGTAATTGATGTCAGTGATCCTACAGAAAGTGGTCGCATTCGCATTAAGGTTTATCCTATGTTTGAGCATGTTGATGACAATGTTCTTCCTTGGGCTATTCCTGCTGATTCAACATTTGGTGGTGCAGCGAATGTAGGAAGTGCCGCAGTACCTATTGTGGATAGTCATGTTTTTTGTTTCTTTGAGAATGGTGACTTTCGTTATCCTGTATATTTTGCTTCTGCTCCTGCAATACAAAACGATGTACCAGACATCCCTACGTTATCAAGGAAGGATGATGGGACTGTAGCTGCGATTAATGCAGCAACTTCTAAGGGAGTTTCAACAGCATTTGGTGGGTCATGGGATGAACCTAATAGTGCGTATGCTTCTGTCTATCCAAAGAATAAAGTATTCAGATCTGAAACAGGGATTGTCATTGAAATAGATGATACTCCTGATAATGTCAGATTCCATGTATACCATCCTAGTGGAACACGAATCGAAACTGACAATAATGGTAATGTTGTAGAACACGTAGCAGCTACGAAAACTACAGTAATTATTGGTGATGATAACATTGAAGTGAAAGGAAATCAGAATACAACTACTAGTGGAGAACATGGAGTGAAGGTTGGAACTAATGGAAAAATTGATGTCGGTAGTAATTATGACATTAATGTTGGTAACAATTGCTCTATCACAACAGGTGGAACAGTAACGATTTCTGCTGGTGGTGCAGTTACAGTTACAGCACCAACCATAAATCTAAATTGATAAATAGACATATGTATATATATTTGATAACAAATTTGACGAATTTTAAGAAGTATGTTGGATATACCAAGCGTGATCCAATTATTAGATGGAAAGAACACATGATGTCAGCTAACAAGATTGGTAATTCAAAATTCAAAATTCATCAAGCTATAGCAAAATATGGGAGAGACACTTTTTCGTTTAGAGTTATAGATACATGTGTAAATCCGAGTGAAGGTAAAGAATTAGAAAAATATTATATTTCTGAGTTAGATACATTTAAAAATGGTTATAATTCAACATTGGGTGGTGACGGAACGTATGGAATACGTACACTTGCTCCTAAATCAGAAGAACATAAAAGAAAGATCGGATTAGCTCATAAAGGTAAATTAGTTTCATCTGAAACTAAAAGCAAATTAAGTAAAAGTGCATCAAGAAGAACAGGCAACAAAAATTCAATGTTTGGTAAAATTGGAATTTTAAATAAACGATGTAAAAAAGTAATACAGATAGATAAGAATAATGGTGAAGAAATAGCTATATATTTTAGTGCAAAAGAAGCGGCAAAAGAAATGAAAGTAAATAAAACAACTATACAAAAAGCAGTAGTAAATAATTTTTGCTCATGTGGTTATTATTGGAGATATGTATAATGGCTAATTTTGACTACACAAAATATTCATACGATGAATTAGTACAAGAAGTTACCAGATTGGTATCAGCGAAAGATGAGTGGAAAGATGCTTATATGAGTTCCACTGGTCAAGTATTGATTCAAGTTGTTGCTGCTATTACAGATCAGATGATGTATATGCTTGAACGCAGAAGTCAGGAAAATTTCTTACCTACTGCAAAATTAGAAACATCTGTTAATGCTATCGTAAATTCTATTGGTTATAGACCACGAAGAAAAGTGTCTGCATCAGGTACACTTTCGTTAACATTAGTTGATGGTAATGGTATTCCGGTACAAAACACAGACACTATCACTATACCAAAATATTCAAAATTAACTTTTGGTGATGATGTTTTTGTTAATACTGATGATATTACATTGCTCTCAACACAAGTATACCCATACACATTTACCATAAAGGAAGGCACTTTAGTTTCATTAACTTATGATCCTTCTGATATTACTGGTTCTTTGTATCTGAATGACTATATAGAAATTGAAGATTATTTGAATATAGAGAATACAAGTTTTTACATTTATACAGCCACTCAAACATTCACAGATGTTATAGAACGGGTTGGTGATGAAGCACCTATTGATTCTTTAAGTTTCGCAGAGGCAACTGATGAAGTATATGATCTTAATAATACCAATAATGGATTAAGATTGTTATTTGGTGATGGTACTTCTGGTGAAAAGCCAACGGGTATATTAACTGTAAAATACATAGAATCTTCTGGTAATTCTGTTGAAGTTCTAACTACTGATAATAATTTTGTATTTGATGATTATGCCACAGAGCTAATTGATGCTTCATCAGATACATACAAATATACTTTAACTAACACAACTACGATTGATAGTGGGTTAAATGAAGAAACAATTGATGAAGTTAAGAAAAACGCACCTTCGTATGTCAGGACAGCTAATAGAGCAGCATCTAAAAATGATTATATTTTTTGGGTGAACAGATCTGGTATTGGTGGTATTGTTGATTCTAATGTTTATGGTGAAGAAGAAATTGGTATATCTGTCATTAATGCTAATAATGTTTATATTATATATTTAACTAATGATGGATTAGCATTGTCTTCTAATGAGTTATCAATATTAGACAACTATGTTGATAACTATAAAATTGTTACATCACAAACAATATACGAAGCAGCAACAGTAATACCATTACAAATTGAATTGAAAATAAAACGTAGTCCTACATTAACCGCGTCAAGCAGTGAAATTTATGATGTCCTTAAGAATGATATGGTAGATTATTTTGAATTTGCCGAAGGTACTTTAGGTAAAAATACCAATCATTCTGAAGTAGTCGATCACTTCCATCTTTTAACAATTGTAAAAAATGGTATAACAAGATTAATTTCTGATTATATCAATATTGATATCAAAGCATTATACGCTTTTTCTACTCCTTGGGAATCAGTAAATGATATTGATATCACCTTTACTTATGGTGCAGATGGTAATGTTTATACTATTCTTCTTAATGATGTTCCATATTCATATACAGCGCAAGGTGGTGATACTGTAACAGAAGTTGTTGGTAAATTATTACAATATATTAGGTTAGATTTGAATGTTATTCCTTCTGTTGTGTCTAACGTCATTACGTTAGCAAGAGACAATAGTACTGCTGAAAATTTATTAATTCATAGTGAAGAATTAGATGATGCTGTATGGTCACTTACTGGTACTATGACTATAACACCTGATGCTGATGTTGCACCTAATGGATTAACTGTTGCAACAACATTGAATGATACTGATGCAGTAATCACATCTAATATTTTACAAACAGCATCAATGACGTTAGATAATAATTATAAAACCGTTTCGGTGTTTATTAAAAAAGATTCTGACACGTCAAGATTCCCTGCTTTATATATAAAACAAAGTGGTGGTAGTTCAATACAATCTTTCGTTTCAATAAACACACAAACAGGTGCAACTGCATGGATTTCTGGTTCAGTCCCAACTATTGTCACTGATGATTTTATTGATTATTGGAGAATTAGTGTCACGTTACAAAATAACATAACTAACAATGTGGTTGAAATGGGTTTATATCCTGCTTATTCAAGTACATTAGGTGGTGCTGCTGACGGTACATTAACAGGGACTATAACAGCATTTGGTTTACAAGCTGAGAACAAAGGTGCTGTTGGAAAATATATAAGAACAACTTCAAAACCATTATTATTAACATACGGCGAACGTGCTATTGAAAACAGATTACTATATAACGAAGAATTAAATAATACTGTATGGATTAAAACAGGTACTACAATAACACCAGATTCTCTTAATGACTCTGATGGTTTTTTAACTGTTGATACAGTTACATTTGCTGGTTCTGCCGCAGGAGAAACGGTATCACAAACAATAAACAATATACATAGTGGTACTGCCTATACTTTTGGTTGGAGAGCACAAGAAGGGTCATTAAGCACAGCGGGGTTTGGAGCATATGATGTCACAAATGCTGCATGGATTGTTGATCCAGCAACTACCATAAAAACATATACTGCTACTTTAGATTTATATGAAGAATCATTCGTTGTACCAGAAACATGTACTTCTATCAGAATTCATCCTGTATACAAAGATAATACCGCAGGGACAGTTTATGTTGGGCAATCCCATTTAAGAATAACTGCCAATTCAAACGATTATATACAAAGTCATGAAAAACAATCATTTTATTATGATGAAGGATTCTTCATTACAAACACAGGAACAACAATTCTTGCTAATGCTGCAATTAATATACCAGTACAATTACCATTATCTGTTCTTAATAATCCAGAAAGTAATCAATTATTCTATCCAAGTAGTATAGAAATTATTGAAACAGATGGAACTATTATTGCAACAGATGATGGTGCAGGAAATATTTATGGTGGTACAGTTGATTACATAACAGGTGTAGTAACAATTCCACTTTTAGCAGATGATGATTATTATATAAGATATCAACAGAACGTTGAACAAAACTTTACTTCTAATGAAAGACAAGCATTCTCATATTCTTTACCAAAAACTAATTATGTTGATGTCACTGAACTTTTATCGACTATTGAGATTATTAATTAATGTCTTTACAAGATAACTTAAAAAAATATTTACCTCAATCACAACAAGGTAATTTGTCTTTAGATGAATTTATGGATAGTATTGGTGAACTTCTTGATAATTTTAAAACAGCTATTGATGATTTTCAAACATACAATGATTTTGCATTAATCAAAGAATCACAATTAGATAATTTAGCTAAACAGTTTGATGTAGAATTCCCACGTAATATGTCTGATGAAAGAAAAAGACATTATTTAAGAGATGTGGTAACTCTTTATCGTTCTAAAGGTACTAAGAAATCATTAGAACGTGTGTTTAGATTAATTGGTTGGGAAGTTGAAATTAAAGAATATTGGATTGTTAATCCAGATTGGTATGCTTCCCCTTCTTCTATATATACACTTACCAATGAATTAGGAGCAACATTTGATTTAGGTTTATATGATACTATTAATGGTGATAATGAATATTACCGAAATGATAAAATTTATATTGATTTAGTTGATCTTCAAGGTAACATATACCCACAAAGACAAATATATGGATCTTCATATAAAGTAATTGATCTTGTAAATTTTATTAAAGTTCCTTATGTAAAAATTTCAGTAACATCCGAAGATTTTGATTTATTCACTGCACCATATGTTGAAGATGGTAATGCATATTCGTATGATAATACTGAAGAATTTGAAATACTTACTTACATACGCGAATATTTCTTAGATAGAATTCGTCCTGCAAATGTGGCAATTCTTGAAATATCAACACCATTCCAATTATCAGACTCATTTGTATTCTTTGTTCATTCTGATACTGGCGGTGCGAGTCTATCAGGTACACCAAACATATCATTTAATAATGCTGATCCTTACACAATCACAAGGGATGCTGGTGATTTCAGCACTGATGGGTTCTTACCAGAATCCTACATCAATATTACAGGATCTATTAGCAATAATGACAGATTTAAAATTAGATTAGTTGGAGCTACCATATTAACACTCTATTATGAAAATCCTTTAGTAACTGAATTAACTGTTGCTGGTGTTTCTATTACAGATGAAGGACAAACATTAACAACACAAAATACTGGTGCTCAGTATGATGGGACACTTGCATATGGTGTATTAATTGATCGATATATTTTAGGTGAGACTATGGGTAATTTTCAATACGGAAATAACACTATGGACTATTATGGAGTAAGGGAAGACGCACCTGATGAATCAGTCCCACGTAGTTATACAATTGGGACTTCTGGTAATCAAAATAGAATTCCATTACGTAAGAATTCTGATATTGTTGTTACCGTACCAGCAGATGCATCTATCACAATTTATGCAACAAAGGATTCTCATAATACAGTACTTACTGGTAGTCCTACTTGGGTTATTATAGCAACAGGTGTAACAAATGTTGTAAGTCAAACACATGTTCTGGCTGATTATTTCTCAACTTTTATCAAGGTTGACACAGCATCTTCAACAACAATAGACGTTACCGTAAATCTATATTGATAAATAAAAACATGAATAGTAATTTTATAGATAACGTTTTACCTGAAATGTCTGGTTTATTTGAAATCAAAACAATTGACAAATTAACAGGTAAAATTATTGATGAATACGAAGAAAAAAACGTCATTGTTATTGATTCAAAAGAAGCAATCATAAACGCTATATCAACATTAACAAATGATGGTGTTATCGAAGTATTGAAAATTGGTGGTGATGTTGGTGATCCAGTATCAATGCAAGGTTCACCAAATCTTAATTTCGCAGATCTTGATCCTGATACTATCACACGAACTGCTGGTAGTTGGATTGATGACGGGTTCATTGATGAAATGACATTAACTATAACCAGTTCTGTTAGTAATAATGGAACATTTACCGTTGATGCTGTAACTACATCAACTCTTACGTTAATTGCAACAGATTCACTAGTTGATGAAAGTGGTACTTCAGGTGTATCAGTAATTGGAACACCTTCATTGAATAATCCAATACCACCATTAGACACATTTAACAGCAGTTCAATGTCACTTATATATACATCACCAGACACTTTTATTCTTGGTTATTCTAATTCAACATCAGTCACATTTAGTGTGACGATTGATGGTGCAGATGTGATGACTTATTATCCATTAGATATAACAAAGACTATAACAAGTGCAGCATTACATACAGGTAATACTAAGGTATTTGCCTATAAAAGATTTCCACAAAAATCAGTTTCAGCATTAGTTGATATTTTGATTAACTGGACAATAAAATTTGATTAATAATATAAAGGGGAATCAAAAATGAGTGAATTAACAGTAAGTGTAGTACTAAGTAGTGTAGAAGCATTAAAAGAATTATCTAATAAGGATTTATCAATTAACATTAGTGTTAAGTTGGTAAAAATCATTAAAGAACTTAATGAAGTTTTAGAAGTTTATGATACTAAAAGAAACGAACTTTACATAAAGTACGGTGAAGAAATTGAGAATGGTTCAATGAAAATTCTTGATGAAAATTTAGAAACATTCAATAAAGAATTTGACGTATTAAAAGAAGAAGAAATTGATATTGAATTTGAACAAATTAATGTTTCAAATTTAAGTGACATCAATATGAAGACATCAACATTAATGTCTTTAGATTGGTTGATCGAATTTTAATAACAGGGATTACAAATGGCAATACTAACAAAAACAGCAATAACTTCGATACTACTTGGGGACTCAGTTGATCCAACAATTGCTAATTTACCTCATAGTGAATTAGAAACTAATGTGGATAATATAATAACGTATCTTAAGAATAGTTCTGTTGGAGCGTTTGAATATGATAGTGTTACCAGTACTGGATTAAATTTTGATTATGAAAGTGGTACATATCAAAATAGAAATGTATCTTATATTATTGCATCAGGTTCACGTTCATTAACTGCTTCTGTAACAAGTTATATATATATAAATGCCACTAGTGGTGTTATAGGACATAATTCTACTGGTTTTGTTTCTAAGAATATTCCTTTATGGGAAGTGACTACTGATGGTAGTAGTATCACTGATGTAATTGACAGACGTACATCTTTCGGTGTACGAAATACATTAGGTATAGATGATCAAGCTACATCAACACAAATAACTGTTGATAATACTAATACTACATTTAGTAATAATGTTATATTCAGTAGTACTTCAACTATATCTGGGATAATGACCCATAATGTACGACCAGCGTTTAACGGTGGTACATCTGGATCAACTTCACCATTTACTGTTGATAGTACTTTTGTGGTATCAAACTTAAATGCTGATTTACTTGATGGTCAATCAGGTGCTTACTACGCAACAGCAACACATCAACACACAGCATTTGATTATAATTCTACTGCACTTGCAGCAGGAGCAACTGTTCTTTCTGACTTGGATGTTACTAATGGTATTGTTACTAACTTAACAACAAGAGAATTAACACCAGCTGACATTGGTGCTCAAGTTGCAGGAACTTACAATACTATAATCGGGACTGACTCAGACATTGATACTTCAGGAGCTACTATCATAGATAATATCTTTGTTACTGATGGTGTTATTACTTCAATGGGTACGAGAGAATTAACACCAGCTGACATTGGTGCGGCTACTACAAGTCATAATCAAAGCGCAACGACTATCACTACTGGTACATTGGATGTTGCGCGAGGTGGGACAGGAGTAACTTCAAGTACAGGGACAGGTAATACTGTTAGAAGTGCGTCACCTGCATTAACAGAAAATCCTACTGCACCTACTCAAGCCGCTGGTAATAACTCTACTCGATTAGCAACTACTGCTTTTGCATTAGCAAATGCGGGAGCCAACAGTATTGGTCAGGCAGAATTAAAAACAACAACAGGAGAAGTATCTACCACTGCAACTATATACACTAATTTAACTCTGGCGGGCGGTACTTACGGATTTTATCCTCAAGTTAAAGAATCGGGTGATGGTCTTGGGGCAAATGTTGCAATACTAGGTACTGAGGTAGGGGCTACCTACATAACTAATATAGCTATTAGAGCCAACACAACCGGTACGGCCTACGCACAACAAAGATATATTACAGCATCTAAACCGTATGTGCTAAATCCTGACGATGGGGAAGTAGGTCGTTTTATTTTTGCAGTTATTGATAATGGGACAGGTAAGGTTGAAAGTGTTTATCAGGCTGAAGAAGCCCCTTGGCATTATAACGGTAAAACGGACATACGCGGTAAATTAGGTAAGGATGGTAAAAAGTATCGATTACGTAAAGATATGAGCGATATACCTTTTACTTTGGAATCTGCATTAAGTGATGCAGTTAAGATGCAAGAATATGTAGATGCTTTCTATGGCGCGAAAATAACAAAAGAATTAATTACTCAAGAACTTTGTCAAAGAGATATGATAGATATTCCACACCCATTTTTAGGTAATGATTTAACGGATAAAACAATAGTTATGTTAGACCCCGTATGTGATTTAAACCATAAACTTAGTGAAATGTGCGTAGCACATGATGAATTTGATTTAAACAAATTATTGCATGAAGGTTATTTAAAAATATCTAATGAAGGATTAGAGCGTTCTGGCCCGGAAGGAATTCTTATTCCTTCCTTTAAATGGAAGAACACATTATGAGTATAACTAAATAGGACGAGTGTACTGTAGGACAGTAACCGATTAATAGACAAATGGCGATATGGATTCGCAAAAGTATTATGAACCGATTAATAGACAAATGGCGATATGGATTCGCAAAAGTATTATGCACTGTTCTTAATTGGAGTGATCCCAAACATTGTGGTGGGATATAATTTTTGATTTGTGATAAATACTATCACGGATGATAGGAGATATCACGGATGTTAAAAGTTTCACTAGGTTTGGTATTGTTTTTAGGGATTTGTTATTATGCAATGGCAGATAACAATCACCACAATCACTATAATACTACACCAACAGAAGTTACAAACAAATACAGTTACAACTATAATGGTCAAATGGCGTTAGCGGGTGCTACAGCACATGCTGCTACGTGTGATTTTGGTACATATAGTCTACAAGGTTCTGTAGGATTCAGTACTTACAAAGGTACTCAGGCAGCTTCATTTGGATTATGTCAACGATATAAACGAGTAATGGTCAGTGGTTCTATTTCACAAGTAGAAGGTGAAAGTGATCCAATGGTAAGTGGTGCTTTCCACTTCAGGTTCTAATCATGGCGAAGGATATTTACGATAAATTAAAAGTTATTCCTGAATTGATAAAGAGTTGGTGGGTATTAATTCCTATGATAATTGCTGCGTTTGGTGGTGGTGGTACTGGAATTTATCAATACTTTGATAAACAGGAAGTGGTTGTCAAAGAAGTTACTAAAGCATTTCAAGATATGTTAGCTGAACATGAATCTACACCTGCACCAAAAGTGCATCAGGTGATACCAGATAAACGTATTAAAGAATTACAAAAAAGATTAAATGAGTTCGAGAAAAAAATGGATGATTATCATAAGTAATTAGAATACAACAGGTAGGGGATCAAAATCAGTATCGTCCAGATTTCCTACCATATCAACACTATTCAAAGCATCGTAAACTTCTTCTTCCCATTGAGCAAGTTCCTCAATCATATTACAAAACAGAACAACACTCATAACAAGATCATCTGTCTTACCTGATTCAGCAGCAAAACTTGCACCTTTCTTAATAAAGAATTTTAATTCACTTATCAGGAACTTACTGTTCAACACCATACGACCAGATTCAACCAAATCTTTCAATCGAGTACATCCCTTCATTTTAGATTTATTAGTTGTTAATATACCATCATGTTTTCCTACACTAATCATTTCAGCTTTATCTAAAATCTTATCAGTTGCATTACGTAATAATTGAGTAACACCCATACCAATACTGTTCGCTTCAATCGTATAATAGATTGATTTACAATCACGGTTATAAAGTTCTTTAATAATTTGTATGAATACTTTTGTGAAGTCAGTAATGTTTAATAAGTTATTTCTGAACTCAGCAAGTTGTTCAAGTGTTTCTAAATCGAATACTTGTACTGTTGTATAATCTTGTCCAGTACCTGTACCCACATCAACACTTACTCCAAGTTTTCTACCACGTACTGTTTTGAAGAATCGTAAATCACCAAATGTATTAATGATATCATTAGGTTTAAGTGCTTCAAGTATAGGTGAATAGATTAATGTTCCTGATGAAGAAATAAAATGACATAGGAATTCTTGGTTATATTGTTCTATAGTCATGTCCTGCAACATAGATTGTTTGAATTCTTCACCACGTTCTTCTGGGAAATCCTCATTAGTCACTTGTATAGGGTGATACTCGTTTTGCCCCTGCATAGCTTTAAACCAAATCTCTGCAAACTTGTTTTCGCTGCCATTAGGCGTTGAAGAAATTAAAAATTTAGTTCCTTTTGCTGAGAGAGTTGGTAAAATTGATTTCCACCACTCGTCCATTATGTTTGGTTTTATGAAAGCCATTTCGTCGGCATATAGTGCGCTGAGTGAAATTCCGCGATAGGTGTTTTCTGTTGTTGCCTGAGACATAATCTTTGAACCGTTGCTGAATACTATGTCAAATACATTGTAGCTCTGTACGGATGGTTTGATGAACATAGGCAAATTTTCATATGCGTATCTTAAACGTGATAGTACCTCCTTCGCGCCACTCATTTTATGAGCCACTACACCTATTATAAAGTCAGGAGTAAAAATAGCCTGATGTAAAAGATATGCTGTAAGTGTAGAAGTTTTGCCCAGTTGTCGTCCAAAGTTAAGAATGATTTTGTCATGATTATACATTGCATTGATTACTTCTTTTTGATAATCACGTAATTCGAATAACATTGCTCCTTTGGTCGGGTGTTGTATCATACAATAATTTTCGATGAAATAAATAACATCATTGGCACATTTAGCAATTTCTATTGCTTGTTTTTTGGTTATGCTGTTATTGTCAGCAGGAGTCTTAACACCTAGAGAACTCATATGTTTTTAAACTTCCCTAATCCCCTATACCATCCATTTGGTATACTTTCGTTTTTACTTATAAATTTTCTTATTTTTAATTCTGGGTTATGAATCCACATCTTACCTTTGTTATTAGCCGGTTTTCCTTTTCTGGATTCTGATATTTTCATACATGTTTCTATACTACGTTTCATTCCTCTGTGTTTTTCGGCAGTTTTTCTAATTTTATCTGGATCTTTATTTATAATTTCAGATACCCAAGGTTTAATTGTTCCTCTGTGACTATCACCTATCTTCTTACGGTGGATTTCTGATTTAGGTATGTCTTTGAAACGTTTTGAAATCAATGCTCTATGTTCATCAGTGTAAACTCTGTTATAGTTTTCTTCATTATCCCAATATTCTAATAATATTTCTGAATGTTTAGTTTTAAATTCATCAGTAGTGGTAGTGTCTATAATTTTTTGTTTGTGTTCTTCTGATAAAGGAACACCAAGTTTCATTTCACTTAATCTTTCGTAATGAGCTATCCCTTCTTCAGAGCACACATAATCCATCAATTTTGTATAGTGTTCGTCTGATATAGAACGTCCTAAGTTTGCTTTTGATATTTTGTGTTTAGTTTCATCAGTATGTTTTCTGCCATAGAATCCATTATCTTTCCCAAATAATATAGGAGATATGTTGTCAATCATATTGTAATACTCATCACTTTCAACCACGTTGTTTACTTTTAGTTCCATGACTTCTGTTAGTAATAGATCCTCTGCTGTTTCACACCAATGAAGTACTTCTACTTTGAAAATTTCTTTACCATATTCTTTGACAGCTTCTTTTATCAATACCCCAGAACCATAATATTTTTCATCAAATTCTTCAGATTGATGCATTCCTATATATTTCTTTTTGTTAATCAAATTCGTAATCAAATAAACATAACCAAACATAATAATTTACCTCTTTTCTTTATTTATGATTGTATTTATTATTTAGACGAAATAGCTTACTCATACCCATACATTACTTCATCTGCGAATCCATATTCAACAGCTTCTTCTGCTGACATATAAAATTCTTCTTTATCTTTCATTTGTTTAATTAACCAATTCTTAATTTGTAATTTAGTTTTACTTTTCCAATAAGTTTTACCAAATAGATGATTAACATAAAGTTTCATCATTTGTTCCATTGCTTTTTCATTTTGTATTGCTTCTGTTCTGAATTGTTTTATTGTTCCACCAGTATGAATAGTTCCTTCATGTATCATGTAAGTGCTGTGAGGCATCATGATACGTTTATCAGCAGCAAGGTATATCATAGAAGTCATACTTCGTGCATGAGTGTAGTTAATGATGCTTATAGTATTCTTACATGCTTTGATTGCATCATAAATTGCCATACCTTCCATCCAATCACCACCACACGATTTCATATGTATGGTGATTGGATTATCAGAATTGTTAGCGAGTATGTTTAGATTCTTGATGAATCTATTTACCATTACGAATTCCACACCGGGTTCTTCAGTTTCCTCAACACCCATTCCTGCTATATAAGTTTCTTCACCTATCAGGTATATTTCATTATGAATAATATCTAATCCGTTAACATGTATGTCATGTATAACATCACTACTTTGTATCTTTGTCATTTGATTCAACACATTTTTTATAATATTTTACAACAGCATTCTTTTGTTTAAGGTGGGTAAGTATCTCAGCAGTATTCTCAGACATTTTTTGATAATCTTGAGGTGAAATGGATATCCACAACACACCATTAACATCCTTTGTTACATAGAACGTAGGTGTACGCATAACGATTGTTGCTGCATCAGGAGGCGTTAAACACGTGTTAATGTGTTCAGTTGTCGTTATTACATCTTTGGGTTTAAGTCCAGTACAACCGTTCAGAGTCAGACCCACGAATAGTGTAATTAATATTCGCTTATAGTGTTGTGTGATTGTTCGCTTATTTTGCATGATTTTCTCCTATTATATTTACAAAATTCCATTTGAATCCACCAGCAGATTTAAGTCACCGTAACAAACTTTCAATATACTTGAAGATGTTATGTTTAATTCACGTTTAACATCCATTGATGATCCCCAACAAGCTATTTCTTCACCAGTAACCTTATCTATCTGAATAACTTTTTTAGAACTTTTTGATTGAAATCCTGTTTGACCCTTGTTCCATGCGGTAGTTCCTTTTTTTGAATCTGATATTTTTTGTTTGTGTTCTTCTGAGAGTTTCTTACCCTTACGCGCGTTAGATATGTTTTGTTTATGTTTTTCTGATTTGGGTTTACCTTTAGCAGAATCAGACATCTTCTTTTTAGTTTCATCTGAGAGTTTCGACCCCAAACGCGATTTTGAAACTGACTCTATTATTTCTGTTTTTCTTTTTAAATAATTAGATTTACACATTTGTATAAATTCATCAGAACGCACTTTTCCCGTATTACCCTTACTTATTTTTTTCTTGGTTTTTTCTGAACATATTCTACCACTAACTCCTTCACCACCATCAGTCATGTTTGATAGAATGTCAGTACCTATATCTCGTCTACCATAATAATCTATTAAGGATTTTTCAACTTCAAATGCTGCTTCTTCACTGAGATTTGATTCTTTGATTACTGATATAGGTTCATCACCGTTTCGTCTTATTTTATTGATAATGTTTTGTTTTAATGCGTTCTGATTATTAGAATTCATAAAATGCTTATCAATTCGTGAACCTTTACCCTTCCCGACACAAAAAGGAGTGCTATCTGGATATTGTAGTTCGTATACATAGAATTCATTCTTCATTTTTAGATGCCTGTTCTATAGCATTAAAAATCTTTACTGTAGCAGCGTTCATTTTCTTGATAATCCAAGTTGGACGCTTATTAAAAATCTTGGTGAAGTTATGGTCTGAGAATAATCTGATTACTGCATTCTTAGATTCAACTGCTTTTTTAAATTCGATGTTGAGTTCTTTGTTAAGTGATTCAGTCTTAGCAAGATTTTCTTTGAATTGTTTCTTCTCAGCAACTAATGCATCATTAGCAAGTTGAAGTTTTGCAACATCAGCATGAAGGATTGAGTTTTTTTCTTGAAGATTGGACACATAGAGGTATCCAAAATATATAATGAGTGCAACTGCTGCACCACCTAAAAGTTTTGCGTACATAAAATACTCCCTTTAAGAGTATTTATGGAGGTTAAATCTTCCGAGTAAACACACTATCAGCAGTATATCCAGCAAGTAATGCTGCAATATAAGATATATCACCTGTTGAAATCATCAAAAAATAACCTGCAATACCACCTAATAATGATAAAGTGGTTTGATATGGGAATTTCATGAAGTAATCTTTGGGGGATAATAATGTTCCTTGTTTATTCAAATCAGCAAGTTTCTTAACCATATGAGCGATAACACCCATTAGCATAGTGACAAAGAATAATCCGTATTGTAAGTAAGTTAAATTTTCCATACTATTATTTATATTTGTAGTAGAATATTGTTAGTGCATTAGCAATTGTAAGACAACCTTCAAATTGGTGTTGGTCAATATTATCAAGATTGCTTATGAAATCAGGTTCAACAATAACAGCAGTACAGTTAGTTTTTCGAACGAAGTAATCAATTTTTTCATCACCTTCTACATCACCTACATAATCAACAACGCCCGGTTGATCCATTTTGTACCATGCTTCTTTACTTCCCCTGTTAGGTTGAAATATATCAGCATTTTCAAAACCCGTCTGAACCATATCAGAAAGTTCTTTTCCTTTAGTTGATTTGGGGTAGTATAATGTTTCAGAACCTTTAGCATTCACGTTACTGTTAAAATGTAATTCCATAGCAGCAATTGCATTATGATTATTAATGAATTCCACTTTACTTGTGAGACTTCCTGTAGGAACAACTTGGTGTGGTACTAATGCTGTTTCTAATATACTACTTATGATATCAATCCACTCTATAGCAAGATCATACTCACATACATCACCATTACACGCACCTTTTGATATGAGTTTGTGTCCAGCAGATATAATGATCATTTATATCTCCATCAGATTTGTTATACAGTATATAACCATATTAATAGTTTACTTCTTATCTAATTTATTATCAATTTTATCTTCGATACGTGATAATTGACTGAATAAATTGTCAAGTACATATTGAAAATCCATTTTCCCAACGTAGTCTATTGGAAAGCGTGACATTGCTTTATAATGTTCTTCTTTTATTTTTTCCAACTTATCGCTCATTTCTTTTATCCTCCCAAGGATAATTCTTATGAATCCACTGAGGATAATCCCAGATAATGCTAGTACCCAATTTAATATTTCTACCGTTGTCATTTTTTATCCTAGTTTTCATAAATACTTACTTGAGGGTAAGTTTAAAGTTTCGTGTTTTCCTCCTTTTACGCGATTCTTTACTTACCCTTTATTATTTCCTAACTAATGGTATAACCCCATCATTTGTTATACCCCACTGCTTAAGCAATGAATTAATGTTCTGTGATACTGTTTTCTCACCGTTTACTGGTGATTTGATATCAGTTAAATGTCCGAAGTGATCTAATCCCTGACCTTTCCAATCAGAGGTTGTTATGAATCTCCATCCATCTTTTTTCTTACGTTTAATTTTTGCAATACATTTAATACAACCAAGATCTGATCGTTTATATAATTCTACTCTGTCAGGGAAAGCGTTATAGAACACCTGACCAATAGATGACACAGAAGTAACTCCTGATGATGCATTTTCAAATATATCATTTAATTTCATAAGTATCTCCACATAAATCCACCAGCAGTTTTAAAATATTTTCTATTTAAACAACATTTTGATATATTTTGTTGCATAATTCCTATTTCTCTTTGTACTTCATTCATAGAAAACCAACAAGCTATTTCTTCACCAGTATCTTTATCTATTTGTACTACTTTTTTGGATGAATGAGATTGAATGCCATTTCTATCTTTACGAGTTATTGACATTTTTTGTTTGGATTCTTCTGAATGAGATTTACCTACCCAATAAGTATTACCTCTATTAGCATCACCTATTTTCTTTTTAGCTTCTTCTGAAAGTTTTTTACTTTTGTTACCTTCACTAATTTTTTTCTTAGTTTCTTCAGTATGTAAAGCATTATCACCACCAGATGTCATGTTATAACCATGTCCATAAAATGTATCATAGAATGAGATATAGAATTCCTCTAAATCATTGAGTTCATCAATGTTGTTAGCTGATTCATCTATTACTTCGAAATTGAAACTATCAATACCATATTTAGTAAATGCATTATGTATTGCAAATTTACTTCTTCTTGAATAATTTACATGCTGTTTCCATCTATCTTCGGGATCATTAATGGTCTGTCCAACATATTTTTTGTTATTAACTAAATTTGTAATACAATATATGTACATTATGCTTTCTTACCTGCGTTTTTTAATTCAACAAGGAATTCATCACGGTCAAATGTTTCTTTTTTATCTTTAGATTCATCATCACTATCTTTCTTACCTTCGTTTTGTTTTTCTTCTTTAAGACGTAAATCTTCTTCTTTAGCAAGAGCATCTTTTGCAAGTAACAGAAATGTTTGTGCAACTTCGATATTACGAGCACGATATTTTGGATCAAAGTTTGAAACATCTAACATTTGCTCTTTGTATGCTTTAAGCGCAAGTTGTGCAACTTCGTTCAGATTAGGATTTTCTGAAAAGTTATAACGTTCTTCAAGTTCCTTTAACAAAGGATCATCAGAAGCATTAAGTCCAAAGGTGTCTTCAAGTTTAGAACTCATACTATTAACTTTGTACCCAGATATCCACAACACCAGATCCGCCCTTAACAAAGCGTAGACCTGTACCTGAAGCCTCTAAAAATGTGAACTTACTAAGTCCAGCACCAATTGATTCGTATGCTATGAAATCAGTTACAGCAATAGTACCATCAATCGTTACGGTATCTAATGTAATAGTTTCAGCAGTTACAGTAGCAGTGGCGAATGTTAAAGTATCAGTGTCTACAGCAGTAATAACATAAGCTGAACCATCATTACTTACGGTGTTAGCAATCGTTAATGTCATGCCTACCCCAAAACCGTCATCAATCCAACTACCTCTATTACGAGTCAATGAATCATCACCACCAGCACCATCAACAAATTCTAAAGTAACGTTATTACCAACATACGCACCAATAACTTGTTCTTTCAAAGTAATACCAACGTCAATGGTTGCAGTTCCACCACATTTGATAATGTAAGTAACATCTTGTGGTGTCTTAACAACGAAAGTTTCAGTGTTAAGATATTCTCTAATTGTAGTCATTTATATAAATCTCCGAATTATAAGTGTATTTATTAATTTAATCATCTAATGCTGTGCGAATTCTGTTTTATATTCTCCACACTTATGACGTTTTTATACAAGACATAGTTAATGTATGAAAACGTCAACATATGTACCAGAAAAATCATCAATAGTAATGTTACTTTTTTCGTTATAATAATTCTTATAAATTCTGGCAAGATCCACTAAGTCATCACTGGTAACATCTTCACCTTTACTATCATAAAAGGCGTAACATACAGCAACCATAAAAGCGATATTATGATCAAGTTCTTCTACAATTGTATGGAAAGTTTCCGAAGATACATCTATACCCGTTGCAGTATGAATTGATTCTTTAAGATTTGGTTTGAATCTGATATATTCTTTTGTTACATAATCAATACGGTCTTCATCCATCATCATGAATCCATGACGATTACCATCATATAAATCAGTAAGGTAAGATTCAACGGCAAAAGTTGCTTTGATTAGTTTAACCATTGCTGGTTCGTTCACGTCCATTATCGACAAAGTTCTTTTGACAATATCCGAAAGGTTGTTTGGGTTAATCATTTGGTACACTCCTTTTAGTGTTCTATTTAGTGTTATTTATCGTTTTTAAAATGAGTATGACAGTCTCATATGTCTGTTAAAAATAGTAAATAATTATATGAACAACCAATAAGGAAACATAATGTCAAAGAAAAACAAACGCAACAAATTAACTGTAGTAATGAATGACAACCAAGCATCCTTTCACGGTGCTGAACATAAAAAAACATTTCACAAAAAAGACGTTAAATTCATAACACCTATTACAAACACACAGAGAACCGCTATGGACTGTTATAAGAAAGGGGATAACATGTTCATGCATGGTTCAGCAGGGTGTGGTAAGACCTTCTTAGGGATGTACCTTGCACTTAATGACATTCTGGACGAACGTACTGAATACCATAAACTTATCATTGTCAGAAGTGCTGTTGCTACCAGAGACATTGGTTTTTTGCCAGGCACTGAAGAAGAAAAATTAGCAATCTTTGAACAACCATACATATCTATTTGTAATGAATTGTTTAATTTTGGTAAGTCATATGAGAATTTGAAGAAGTTGAATTATGTTGAGTTTGTCAGTAGTTCATATCTGCGTGGGATAACATTCGACCATTCAATTGTACTGGTTGATGAAGTACAAAATTTTAACGCAGATGAATTAAATACAGTAATGACTCGTATAGGTTATCAATCTAAAATTATCTTTAGTGGTGATTTAGCTCAATCAGATCTGATGAAGACGAACAGAGATAAATCGGGTATGGGTGACTTCATCAATATCATCAAAACATTAGATGAATTCGCCATGATACCATTCACCACAGATGATATTGTCCGTTCTTCCCTTGTAAAACGTTATATTATTGCAAAAGAAAAATATGAAAATAAGTAAGTTGTTGATTTAAAAGGAGAAAATAAATTTGACAAGGTAAAGTTTTCAATCTATAATTACTCTATCAACTGGGAGAACATTATGACTGAACATGATTTAGCTTGGGGTACATTGTCTGACTTACATAAAGATGTTTATGGGTTTAGACCACGTGATGTATACAATTTTAAAGAAATGTCTGTTAGTGATATTGAAGATGAAATTAAACGTCTTATACCTGAATTAGAACAGGTTAATAAAGAAATTGAAGAACGTGAGCAATCATGTATTCAGGACTTCGAACAGATTATTTCAGACACTATTGCTAGTGGTGCTAACACCCGCGTTAATGCTATTAAGTGGTTGAAGGACGCAGAAGAAGATGATGGTATGACCGATGGTTTCTTCTGTTACACTTACGGTCTTCCTTATAATTATTTTGATAAAGTAGCATGAAAAAAATAACGAATTATGAATATTCAAAAAGGAGTGGTAAACCTGCTGCTTTTTATAAATTTAAGTCTTCGTCTAATGGTGGCATACACGTTTATACTGATAATAATCGTAAGATGTTATTAGGACATAATGTGGACGTGACTTTACTTGATGAATATTTAATTTATTATACTAGTACAACTGAAAAAGATAAAGGTTCGCCTATATTTGTGAAAAAAGATGGTGTACTTTATTTGGCCTGTTATTGGGGTGATATACATAATAATATTGCTAAAGACGAATTGTTTGAAAAAGTTTTCACAAAAAAAATAACAGCATTCGACGCAATAGCTTTTTTAGATTTATAATATTAGTTGACAACATTATTACAGTTAGGTAAGATGAATTCCTCAAAGCCGTGAACCCCTTAGTTCACGCAAAAACTTTAGTCCATTTGGACAAAAGGGCAACATAATTATTGTGTTGCCCTTTTTTTTGTTGTACACTCCAAGAAAATAATAAGAATAAAAGGGGAAATATATAATGGTTGACATAACCAAAATGAAAAAAGCACTGGAAAAAGTTAAAGCGTCTACTGGTAGTGCTGAATCTGATGTATGGTTATCATCAGGTAATCACGCATTGAATTTTAATCTTACTGGTGATTTTAATCGTGGTATACCAAACAGACGTACTGTATTGTTATTTGGACTACAAGGTTCAGGTAAGACATTTATTGCATCCATGATTGCAAAACAAGCACAAGACAAAGGATATCATATAGTATATCTTGATTCAGAACGGTCTATCCATAAAAAATATATGGAAAAGATTGGTATTGATATGTCCGAAGATAAATTTACCACAGTCAATGTGAAAACAATTGAAGAAGCAACTGCTAATATGTCGGCCATTTTTAATAGTTTTGGTGATGATGATAAGGTATGTTATGTAATTGATTCATTGTCTGGTATGGAAACTGAAGCTGAAATGGAAAATTTCAATAAAGGTAAAGTGACTACTGATATGGGACTTTTTGCAAAACGTATTAAACAATTTGCAAAGAACATTAATCACAAGATTAGTGAACGTGATAATTTTTGCATCATGACTTCACATGCATACAAAAATCAAGATTTGAAAAATGGTCTTGGTACTATCATTCCTAGTGGTGGTGAAGGTATGATTTTTTTTCCATCATTAATAGTTGCATTATCTAAGTTAAAATTGAAAGAAGATACTGATGTGGTCGGAGTCAAAATTACTGCCGAAACTACTAAATCAAGATACACACAACTTGGTCGTAAAATTCGTTTAGAAGTTCCTTATGATAAAGGTGTCGATCCTATTGATGGATTACTTGAACTTGCAGAAAAAGCTGAACTAGTAGCACATTCCAAAGGAAGTTCTTGGTATAGTTATGAAGATGATGATGGGGGGTTAGTTAAATTCCAGAAATCAACTTTCAAAGATCACTACCTTAAACTTTTTGATTTTGATGCAGTTAATGACATCATAGAAGTTAATGATGGTGAACTACGCCCAGAAGATTAACAGTTAATTATATTTTGTGATCCATTTTGAAATAACAGAAGAAGTTGAAAAATATTATATTCAGGGTATGAGAACTGAATATAAATTTTCTGATGGGACTCTGTATTATATCAGTGGTTCTATATTCGCATTAGTAGGTGGTAAGTATTATCGTCTGGAAATTAAAGATGGAATCAATATGAATGATTTTGTCAATAGTTATGACGGTGATCTTATTGATGTAATAAGTTTTAAGGTATTATAGGTAATAAAAAAGGGATACTATAAAAGTATCCCTTTTTCTTATCTTATGAATTAATATTACTTAGCTAATTCAGCTTTTTCCACAACATTTTGTAACGCATCAATTTTGTCTGCTAAAGTAGCAAAGTTGTTATTGACTAATGTTTGTGTTGGTGTAGCAGTAACATCTTCAATAGTAGAACCAGCAGTACCACCAGTATTATCAGTCACATTTGCTGCAATTTCTTCCTTATCAGCACTTGCATCATAAACTTCCTCAGCAGGTGAATATGCAGATAAAGCGTTTGAACCATTAGCTAAAGTACGTGTTGATAATTGACCAAGTAAACCACCGTCAACCGCACCAAGTAAACCAGCATAACCAGACATACCAACAAACAAATCAACATCAGTAATTGCCACGTAAGAAGCAAGACCAGTTGTAGGACTTGTTACTACTAAATTACCACCAGAAATTGCAAGTTCAGTACCCGGTAAATCAGCATTGATAAGACCGATAACAGTAGTGAAAGTATCAGCAGTAGTTACATCAACAGAGATTGGATAAGCAGTACCATCAAGATTAATTGAAGCAGTATATGTAGCAGTTACTAAACCTGCATCATTACCACCAACAGCACTTGCGTCAAAATCGACAGTTTGTACACCAGCAGCAGAACCACCAGCAGTTTCGTCTGTGTCCATATTAGCTACGTCAGCAGCATTTACGACAGCAACACGAATGAAAGATTGTGCAGTACCGCGAGTTTTGGTGGCATAGCACGAAATTGAATTTATAGTTGTAGACATTATTATTTCTCCTATATTTGAATAATTTTGTTTATGTATGTATTTATACAAATGTAAATAAAATTGATAAATAATGGTATATACATGACAGGAGGATTAATGTACATTTATTTAATAACAAATTTAGTTAATAACAAGAAGTATGTTGGACAAACTATAAATGATCCACTCAAAAGGTGGACAGCACATAAATCAAAGACTAAAAGTGGTTCTGATTTTGCTATTAATAACGCTTTGCGGAAGTATGGTGTTGAAAATTTTCAATTTGAAGTTATTGATGATACGAATGAAAACATAGATCAACTCAATGAATCTGAAATTAAATGGATAGCTTATTATGACACGTATGATGGTGTTGGGTATAATATGACTTCTGGTGGTGATAATTATATCCGTTCCGAAGAAACAAGGAATAAAATATCAGAAGCACTTAAAGGAGAAAAACATCACTTTTATGGTAAAAAATTCTCTGATGAAACTAAAGAAAAAATGAGACAAGCTACTCTTGGCATGAAACACACTGAAGAAAGTATTAAAAAAATGAGTGGGGAGAACCACCATAATTATGGTAAAACACATTCAGAAGAATGGAAGAAAAAAATGAGTGAACGTATGAGTGGGTCAAATCACCCACTTTATGGTAAACCACGTTCAGACGAAACTAAAGAAAAACTGAGACAAGCTAATCTTGGTAAAAAACATTCAGATGAAACTAAAGAAAAAATGAGGAATTTGGTTATATCCGATGAAACTAAACTTAAAATTTCAGAATCTTTAAAAGGACGGATAGTTTCAGAAGAAACTAAAGAAAAATTAAGAAATAATTCGTTATGTAAAAAGGTATTAGAGTTGAATATAACTGGTGTATTAATACACGAATATAAATCTATAACAGAAGCAGTTAAATGTGGTAAAATTCCTAGAACTACTTTAATAAGAGCATTAAAAAAGAAATCAGGTCTTAATTTAGCTCATAATAGATTGTGGCGATACAAGTCAGATTTTACAGAGGAACAATATCAACAAATTATCAACACGTTAACTTGATAATGTTATGGTGTGCAATACCGCACCTTGATGTGATATATCAAATTTACCAGATAATTTATTGAAATTGTCGTTTATCCATGCGACAATATTTTCCCATGAATCAGTTTTAATTACTTGGGCATTTTGAATAACATCTACTCTGGTTTCTGGATCAATATGGACACCCACAGGGTTATACAAAAAATCTTCATACGATTCAAAATCTATATTAGTGAAATCAAATTCATCTTCGTCTGTGTTAAAAATATCTTTACTTATCATTCAAAAAACTCCATACTGTTATTGTATTTATAAAAATAATATTAAGAGAATGCTAAAATGAACCTTGAAGACTGTCAAAAAGAATATGATAAACTCGAAAAAACCATTGAAGATGATATTAATCTCAAAGGTGATAAACTCGAACCTGCATTAACCTCCCAACCTAGCTTACAACGTGTATGGGGTATATTAGCTGCTAATGTTGCAGTTTTGTACAAAGATGTAGAAAGAGAAGTTGATGAAGCTGCTGGACATGCTTATGTTGCTGCCCAAAGTGATAATTACAAATCACGCAATTCAACTGATGCAAAACATTTTGTTGATCAAGATCCTGCTTACAATGATGCAATTCGTAAGAAGAACAAAATTTATAGATTGAAAAAACAGATTGATTCAGTCTGTGATGTTATTGAAAGTCGTAAATATGTACTGAAAGATTTGACCGCAAGTATCATTAACCAAGTTAACAACACGAAATTAATCTAATGATGACATCATTCGGTATAACAAGTCGTGATGGTTTTTTTAAAAAATTATTGAATGATAATATGATTGAATATGACTGTGGTTCAGAAATAGCTAAGTGGGTTGAGTGGGGTGAGAGGTTAAATTATATCAAGGCGTTTGAATGCGAAGTAGAACATACCGAATACCAAGTAACATGCACCATTGAATTTACTGAAGAAGGTAAAGCATACGTAGAGTTTTTGTTATTATGATTCATGAGTATATAGTAGATCCAAAACAACGTAACAGATTTTATCAGGATCTGATATATGAAAACAAAATAGCATATGAACCACATTCACCTATGTATTATTGGGTAAATTGGGGGATTGAATGTGGATATATCATTATAGTAAATCGTGAACCATGTGAGCACGATACCACGCTTAATAGGATTTATTACACTTTGGAATTAACTGAAGCTGGTAAAGAATATGTTACCTTTACATTATTATGAAACACTTCAATTGGGTTGATAGAATGATCATAGACAGATTCACACGTATGTATAAATACGAAAAATGTGAAGCTGTCATCATTCATGTAGATGATAGTGTGAATTCGTTTGGTGATGTACTTCAAGCGTATTGTATCGCACATACATGTGGTTTTGTTGAATTAGTAAGAACTCACAACAACAATCAAGATTATGAATTTAAACTTACTGATGAAGGTGATGCGTGGATAAGGTTTAATTTGTTATGACGTATATATTGGATATTGAAAAAGAAAATGATATTGATCAAGATTTTATAATAAGACTTATTGGTGAGTATAATGAGATAGGAAGTAAATTTCACAGATTTACATGTACTGATAATTCTCGTTATAAAAAAGACATACTTAAACTTATAGCTAATGGTGATATAATAATTGAATATATTGAATGAACCATTTATACCAAGTTATAATAAAGTTTCATTAACGTTTGTGTATGATTTTAGATTAACTGATAAGTTTTTATTGAGAATAGATTTTGATATGTTATGAAAAATTTTGACCAAGGAGATCACGTTAGTCATCAAATAAAACATGATATGATAAGAGCATTACGGGCAACAAACAATCCTACATTGTCAAGAACATGTACAAAAAAATCATCATTTAAGGAAACCATTGATAGAGCAGTTGAATGTGGATTTTTAACTGTGGTAAATACATCTTTGGCAGAAAAGCAATACATGTGTAATTCTAAAACATATGTATATGTATATGAAGTAACACCAACAGAGGAAGGATTACTTTACTTAGAGTACTTAATGTTATAATAATGATAAAAAGAAAAACAACATTACACCTGTTTGACGAAGTTAACGTTGCATTTGAAGGATTAGAAAAACACCACATCAACAAAATCATTAAAGCTACTAAGCTAATGATAAAAGGTGCATTCCATACTGCCGAATACAAAATGAAAATAACTGATGGGATGGAATCTCAATTCTTCAGTTCAGGCAGAACATATTTCTATATGCTTGATAAAGTTTTACCTATGGTAGAATCATTTGGTTATGATATAGCTATAGAAGACTACCGTGAGTCTATCACAACACCCAAACACATTGATAAAGATTTCATTGCATACACCGGATTAGAGTTGTATTGGTATCAAGTCGAATCCATTAACAAACTGATTGATACTGAACGTGGTGTGTTTGAATTACCTACCAGTGCAGGTAAAGGTTTGTTGTCTGCTATTGTCACTAAAGTATATGAAGACCAGTTAGAATTCATTACTATTGTTCCAACTGAAAAGTTAGTGAAACAGGTTTACGCTGATTGTGATATGGTTGGTTTAGATATAGGTCACATCACCAAGAAGATGTCTAAGAAGCAACGTGAAGTTGAATGGTCTAAAAAACATGTTGTATGTACATGGCAATTACTTAAGAACAACAAACATCGTCTTGAGCGTTTCGGAGGACTTATCTATGATGAAATGCATGTTATGGGTGATGTTATGTTTAATATACTTGAAACTGAGTTATGTCATGCTGTGGTCAGGTTAGGTATGACAGGTACAGTACCAAAAGATAAACATAAACGAGAAAAAATATTATGTCATATTGGTGGTGATGTTCTTATTAAGATTGCACCTAAACAACTTCAAGATGAAGGATACATATCAACGTGTGATATAGAAATGTATTCTATTGAACATCGTTTAGAAATATTTGATATTAGTGAATGGGAATGGTCAGACGAAGATAGATATTTGTTGTCTAATAATCAACGTGCTTCAGAAATAGCAGACTTTGTTCTCAATCTAAAAAAAGAAACAACACTGATACTTTGTTTCAAAGAATTTGCCAACAAGTTAAAGTCTCTTACTGGTTATGATGTTATAACAGGTGATACACCAGAGAAAGAACGTGAAGAATATTATTACAAGTTGGAACACGAAAAAGACTACCAATTAATTGCAACTTATGATACAGTTGGAACAGGAACAAGTATTGATCCAATCACGTGTGTTGTTACTGTTGATATTGGTAAGAACGAAACCAGAATAGTACAAAGTATAGGACGTGGACTAAGAAAAGATGGTAATCAAAATCATCTAAAAGTAATTGATATCTATACTAAGATGTGCATTTATAATAGTACATCTGGTAAGTGGGTAGACTTCAGTTTCTCAGGGACGAAACATGTAAAAGAACGTATTCGACAATACAAGAAATTACATTACCCTTATAAGGAAGTAAGTAATACAATTATAAGTTGAATAAATGCACCTACTGGACGAGAACTATAAAAGAATAGAAACATTCGATAATAACAAAGCAAAACTTTTCTGGACATTCGACATGGATGCCTGTGATTTCTTTTTAAAGTCATGTTTGCTTTGGCAAATGGTAAGGGTTCAGTAACTATACCTTATAATTACTATATTGTGATTGGTGATTATGATTCTGGTTTTGATTGCATTACACCAGAAGAAATTATGGGTAGAGACTTTGACGCATACACATTTTCAAATGAATTGACCGAAGGTTCACACATGTTAGAACCTATACACGTAACAAAATATGAAGAAGATGTAAACTTTGTATTACCTTTTGTTAAGAGTGTGTTTCCTGTCGTGATAAGTGATAAACGTGCTATGTTTATTGTAAACAAAGATTCTTACAATCGGTTTAAAGATATTTCAATCTCAGATATA